GATTAGCTGAAAAAGAAGGTTACGATATAAATAGGATTGTAAATGAATAACACTCAAAATAATTTATCATTTGATGATTTATTTAATCAAGTACAAGTAGAAGATAAAAATAATTCCCAACAAAATCTTAATAATACTGTTCAACAATCTGCACAAATAAGACAGGAAAAACCTGATATATTCAAAGAAGAATTTGAAAAAACCAAAGAAGAAAAAGAAACTACATTTGGGGATATAAAAAATTCAGTAAAAGAATTTGGTAAAGAATTTGGTGTAGAAGGGTTAAGTGAATTAATTGCAACACCTAAAAATGTTGCTGATTTTATTGATTTTGGTTCTAATTGGCTTGCGCAAAAAGGTCTTGAAGAAAAAATCAAAAAAGGGGAAAAAATAAATCCAGAAGATGTTAAATTTACTCAGAGTGTCTTAGATATTTTAGGATTTCCAAAACGTGCTTTAGACTATGTAAAATATCCTTCAACAGAGCAGGTTTCAGAAACAATTAGAGAATTTGGAAAATCAAAAGGATATGATTTAGAAAAACCAAAAGAGCCAACATTAGCTCAGCAACGTGGAGAAACTATAGGTCAATTTGCTGGAGGAGCTGCATTTGGAGGACCAAGAAAACTTATTCAACGGATGATTATGGGTTCAATAGCTGGTGCAGGAGCTCAAACAGGAAAAGAATTAGAATTAGGAAAAGGTGGTGAATTAGGATTAGCATTTGCTCTTCCTGTGATGCTTCAATTAGGTTCTCAAATTAAATCTGGTAAATTTACACCTTCCACAAAAGAATTGCAACAACTGAAAGATTTTGGAAGAAATGTATTAGGTTTAACTGAAGAAGAAATTACGCCATTGCTTCAAACAGAAAAAAAAATTGCTAGTTTAGGAAAAATAGCTAAACCGACAGAAAAAGTATTAGAACAATTGGCAGGAGCAGAAACTAAATTAGGAAAAGGCTATGAAAAATTAAGAGCAGAAGCAATAAAATTACCTCCTGCGGATGGAAGAGAAGTAAATAAGTTATTGGATTCATTTGAAAAAACATCTGAAAAATTAAAATTATCTGATTTTCCAAGTACAGAAAAAGTTCAGGTAATCGATAAAATTGAAAAAGCTGCTGAAAAGATATCTAAAGAAGGAATCACCGCTGCAGGTGTCATCGAATCTTATCAAGATATTAATAAAACGGTCGATTGGCATAAAGTTAGAGGTGGTAAAAAAGAACTTGCCGAAATTCAAAAGTCATATAAAGAAATATTGCAAAATATTGATCCAAAAGTTGCACATGATTTCAATAAAATAAATGAATTATATTCTAAATTCAAAAATATTGAGTCTGCAATAAATTCAAATCAATATAAAAACTTTGTTGATTATGGAAAATATGCAGCTTTTTTAGGAGTAGTGGGAAAATCAGCTATGTCTGGAGATATAACAACTATAGCACAATCTACAGGAGTATATTTAGGCTATGAACTTTCAAGAAAATTTGCCACTAAATTATTGACTGATCCAAAATATCAAAATATTTTGATAAAATCTACAAATGCAGTTAAAAATGGTAGTAGAGCTGCAGGAGTAAGAAGTTTCAATGAATTTGCAGAACAACTTTCAAAAGATTTTCCTGATGATGCAAAGAAAGTCGATTGGAAAGATATGGCAAAAGATGCTATTCTTAATCGAAAATAGACCAATAAAATAAAGGTACAAAAAATCCAGTAATAAAACATAATAATATTGATTCCATAACATTCTCCTTTATAAGTTCCTTGTGCTTCTAATAAATCTTGATTTTTGCTGAACTGGAGGAATTTCATCAATCAGTTCATATAGCTCTTTTATCGATTCATTTAACTTTTCACCCTGCTTTTCGATGCTATAGTCAATCTTCATAAGCAAAGAAAAGCAGATGACGTTCACTGACAAGAGCAGCAAAATATTACCGTTTTTTTCAATCCAATTTGGTTTTTTCATTTTTTTTCGTTATTATATGAATTAAACATTATTTTAAAACATTCATTTAAACTTTCTTCTAATTTACAAATTTTTTCATTTTGTCTTATAATTTCATCAGTTAATCTAACTTCTAATTCATGTTTTACAGCCATTTTACCTATAACCTTTATTTCTGGTTCTAATTCCCATAAATGTAGATGTATTCGATCTAAGCTTTTTTGTATATCATTTTTTTCATTATAACATTTGAATGAAAATATTAACAAAATAAAACATGTACAACTTATAAATGTATTATATATAATATTAATATTCATTTATTTTCTCCTTATTTTTTCAACATTTCTATTATTACACCATACAATTGGTCCATTCTTCGATGAGCTACTTGGATTTCCGATTGATGTTTTTCAACATTTAATATAAGTGATTTTACATCTAATGATATATGGTCAATTTTATTTTCTAATTTGCTCTCAATAATATTGAACATCCAATAATTGAAAGCACATAAACCACCTAAAATTGCAGCACATGCTATCATTCCTTCATAATATAATTGCATATTTCCTCCTCAAGTTTGGTTATACGTCTTTATGTACAAAAGTATAGCCTGCTGGACAATATTTGTCATCGTAATTCCTCTCATAGCAGATTCCATCTTTAATTTCTTATGTTCTTCTGTTGTGAGACGTATTGTCAAGGCTCTTGTCTTTTTCATGTACATCATTATATACGATTCGTGATTTATATTGCAAGTAAAAAGAATTAGTTGATATGAAAAGATTAATTAAATGGGAGGGTCAACATGGCCAAAATTACTAGATCACCTGGGATAGAAAAAGCGTTCGATGACGTATTCCCAGTACCAGTGGTTGCTACAAGAGCACCACTTGCAACAGATACAAAATATCCATTAGGACAAATATGGGTTCGTAAAGATACTGCAACTGTATATATTCTTGCTCAGCTAGCAAGTGGTGCAGCTTCTTGGACACTTGCCTCACCTGGATCTTCCGATGTTGATACTTTGACTGGTGATGCTGGTGGAGCTATTTCTCCTATTGGTGGAACAATTACTCTTGCTGGTGGAACAAATATTACATCGACAGGTGCTGTTAATACAATAACTTTCGATCTTGACGCTGCTATTAGTCTTGTAACCTCTGTAACATCTCCTATTTTTACAGCTTCAGCAGTCGATTTAAATATCAATGCTGCTGCTAATAAAGATGTCATAATTAAACTTGGCGATGCTGCTGGTGCTCATAAATTATTGGTAAAAGATAGTGCATCAACAACTGTATTTTCAGTTGATTCTCTTGGAGTAATTACTTTCTCTGGTTTAACTGTAGCTGGAAACTTTGCACAGACTGCAGGAACATTCAATGTTGGTCAAGACAATGCTGCTAACGCAATTAATATCGGTGGTGGAACAACTGCAAGAACAATTGGAATTGCTAATTCAGCTGCTGCTCACGTATTAACTGTTGGATCGGTATCTGGTGCTGCTTCGACAAACATACAAGCTGGTACAGGTAATTTTTTACTTACTGGAGCTGCTACGACTACAATTCAAATTGGTAAATCGTTAACTACCGGAACTATTACACTTGGTGATACCGGTAATACTGGTACCATGACAATTTCAAGTTGCACAGGTACACAACAAATTGATATTGGAAATGAGAATGGAGCAAAAACTATAAATGTTGGTTCTGGGATAACTGGAAACACGATTTCAATTGGTAACGGAATTAATACAAGTGCTCAAACAGTTAATATTGCTGCTGGTAATGCTGGTGCTGATTCTACTGTAAATATATTTTCAGGAAGTGGTACTGCTGGTACTTTAACATTGAATTTGGGAACAGGAAATAGAGCGAAAGCAATCAACATCGGTAATGGAGTTGATGGAAATACGATTGCAATTGGTAATGGAATTATTACAACAGCCCAAATAATTAATATTGCAAACGGTGCTTCTGCTTCTAATACCACTGTCAATATTATGTCTGGAATAGGAACTGCCGGTGCTGGTACATTAGAAATTGGTAGCAATACTCGCGTAACAACTGTTGGATTATGTAACATTGCTCCTGCTGCTGCTAGAACAATAACTGTCTGTGGTGGAAATGGCGCTCAGAATGATACCTTAACAATCATGGGTGGAAACCCATCTGCCAATACTCAAACAGTAAACATTTTGAGTGGTGTTCCTACAGGTGGTACACAAGCTCTTAATTTGTTAACTCAAACCGGTCAAGCAGGTACTGTCAATATTGGTACTGGTGCTGCTATGGCAAACAATATCAATGTTGGAGGTACTGGAGCAAACGTAGTTGCAATTGGTAATACTCAAACTGGTGGTTCTGTTGTTGTTGGTGCTGCAATGACAACTGGGACTATAACAATTGGTGGTACAGGAGCTCAAACAGGAACAATTATTCTTTCTGCTTCTACAGCTACTCAAGAGATAGATATTGCAAATACGAATGGTACTAAAACAATTCTGGTTGGTGGTGGAATCAATGGAAACACAATTAGCTTAGGTAACGGTGCAAATTCATCAGCACAAATAATTAACGTAGCTGGTGGTGCTTCTGCTGCTAATAGTACTGTTAATATTCTATCTGGAAACGGATCAGCTGGAACACAAACTTGCAATATCTTAACAGGTACAAGAACTGGTGCATTGAATTTAGGTACTGGAGGAGCTGCTCATGTTGTTATCTTGGGATCAACCAATGGTGCTGCTTCAACAACAATTCAATCGGGTACAGGTGATGTAATTGTAACATCAACTGACGCTGTAACTATCGATGCAGCTGGTGTCTTAGAATTAAATTCTTCAGCAGGTGTAATCGGTATAGGTAATGATGCTGTCTCTCAAAATATAAATATAGGAACAGCAGGAACACGTACATTAACAATTGGAAATAACACTGCAACATCTTCAGTTGTTGTTAACGTTGGAACAGGTGCTGCTCAATTTGGTGCTAATGGTACTACACACACAACAACAATAGGATCAACTACGACTTCATCTTCTACAGTAGTTCAAGCTGGAACTGGTGAAGTTATATTAAGTGCTGCTGGACAAGTCAATGTTGATGCTTCACTTGATACACAAGCAAGTCCAACAGCTGCATCAACTATTAACGCACGTGTAGGAGCGGCAACATTTACAGGATTTACAACAGCTTCAGCTGCTACACAAGTATTTACAATTACGAACTCGAAAGTAGGTGTATCATCTGTAATCTTATGTTCAGTATGTAATGAAGGTGCTAACGATGCACAAATGACTATAACACGAATTAAACGTGCTGCAGGATCTTTTGCAGTTTCAGTAAAAAACAATGGAGCTGCAGCCTTGAACGGAGATGTTATAGTTTCCTTCTGGGTTTTAGATAATTAATAAACTAAAAAAGGTAATGTTTTAATGGCATATGAACGTTTGAGAGAAACAGACTACAATAAAGTCCCATGGGAATTTAAAGTATCTGATGGTTTTTCAGGTCGATTTAAAGGTATCTATAGTTTTGGATATAATCCAAGTGTGTCTACTACATTCGAAGATATTTGGCGTTATGGTGGAGATGCCGTTTTTCTAAGTTCAGCTGAAACTATAACTGTAGTTTCAGATAGTGTAAATGATGATGGTTCTCCTCCTGGAACAGGTGCACAAATTATAAAATTAGAAGGATTAGATAATAACTATAATTATATTGAAGAATTTGTAACAATGGATGGAGTTACACCAGTAATTACAACAAAACAATTTTTAAGAATAACAAAAGCATTTGTGACAGATGTTGGAACAAATGGTTCAAATGTTGGAAATATTACAGGAATATCAACTATTTCTCTTGGGGGTCAATTCTTTTTCGAAGCAGGAGTTGGTCAAACATTAAAAGCAATTAATACTATTCCAGCAGGATTCTATGGAATTATTACAAGAATATTGGGATCTGCCAATGGATTAGATTCTGCAATTATTGATTTTCAAACTAGAGAATTTGGGAAATCTTGGAGAGTAAGACATAGAGCTTCGATTCCAACTGCAGTAGAATTTAATGTAGAATTTGTTCCATTAGGAGCGCCTTTGATTTTGCCTCCAAAATCTGATATCAAAATGCGAGCAATTAAAGTAGGTGCAGGTTCAACAATTGTTGGAGGTTCATTTTCTTTATATTTAATTGATGAAAGAGAGGTCAACACATGACATTTTCAAGAAACAGAGTTAACAGACCTTTCAAATTTGGTGAACGAGATCGTAGAGAATTAATTGTTCAAGACTCTGAGGTTGCTTTAAGAGCAATCAACGATGCATCTGGTAATCCTAATTTTATTGGAAGATCTATTGTGGGTACTTTAGACGCTGAACCCAAGTGGCAAATTCGCAAAGTATCTTATGACTCCAATGGTGCTGTTACAGAAGTTAAATGGCCTCAAAATAGTGAAAGCAATGCTTCAACAGATTATGAATTCGTTTGGAGTACAGTAAGCAGTTTAACAATCACAAATATTACTCAAGCAGCAACTGGCGTTGTTACAGTTTCATCGATAGGTACTCTTCAGAATGGTGATAAAATCGTAATACAAAATGTTGACGGTATGACAGAAGTAAATTTTGATGGATCAAACATATACATTGTAGCAAATATTGTAGGAACTACCTTTGAACTTCAGGGAATTAATACTTTAGCTTTCACAGCTTATTCAACTGGAGGTTTGGTAGTATTTGGTGAAGTTGTAAATTTAACATATTCATAAGGAACGAATGCCGTATAAATTAAATCCATTTACAGGTGAATTCGACTTAACTATGGGTCCCGGTTTTGGGACTGCTACAGTTCAATTCAATACTGATTCAGGTAGTGCAAATCCTACTGGTGCTGGAGTAATAACATTAACTGGTGCTAATGGAATTACAACGTCTGGCGCTGCTAATACTGTAACCATTTCAATAACAACTCCAATTCCTGTTACTTCTGGTGGTACGGGAAATGCCTCATTCGTTACAAATTCAATATTAATAGGCGAAGGTACAAATCCAATAGGAACTGTTGGACCTTTATCAGATGGACAATTATTAATAGGTTCTACAGGTTTACCTCCTGTTGCAGCAAATCTTACTGCTGGAACTAATATTTCAATATCTAATGGTGGAGGAACAATTACTATAAATGCAAATGATCCAACTACATGGAATGATGTAACTGGGACATCAGCAAGTATGGTAGTATCTAATGGGTATCTTTCAGATAATGCTGGATTAGTAACTTTAACACTGCCAGTTACAGCTGCTTTTGGAACTAAACTTAGAGTCGCAGGTTTTGGTGCAGGAGGATGGAAAATAGCACAAAATGCTGGACAATTAATTCATTTAGGAAATGTAGTTTCAACTGTAGGAGTTGCTGGACATCTCGATTCTACCAATCAATTTGATGCAGTAGAATTATTATGTGTTGTTGCAAATACAACATTTCTGGTATTGAGCAGCATAGGAAATATAAGCATAACATGACGAAGAATAATGCTATTAATTTATCAGCTTCTGGAATTGTAAGTTATGATGGAGCTGGAACTTTTTCTGGTCGCACAATAGCAGCATCATCATCAAAAATATCTATAACAAATGCAGATGGTATTTCAGGAAATCCTAGTATTGATGTAGTTGAAGCTAATTTAACTTTAAGTAATATGGGTGGAACTTTAGTTGTATCACAAGGGGGTACTGGAGTAACATCCAATACTGCTTATGCTGTACTTTGTGGAGGAACTGCAGCAACAACACCTATTCAATCAATTGCAAGTGTTGGTTCTGCAAATCAAGTTTTAACAAGTAATGGTGCAGGAAGTTTACCGACATTTCAAGCAGCAGCACATGGATGGGAATATATTACTACAGCTACTGCTACAAATTCAACTTCTGTTACATTTACGGGATTGAGTTCAACATATTTCATGTATCAAATCATAGCAGATAACATTGTACCAATTTCAGATAATACAGCTTTATGGTTAAGAACCTCTACTGATAACGGAGGTAGTTATGATGCTGGAGCTTCAGATTATGCTTTTGTTTACAATGATGTAGAAATGGATACAACACCTACGATTGCAACAGTTGCAGATGAAGCTAACGATGAAATTGTTCTTTGTGTTGCTTGTGGTACAGGAGCAAATGAACGGGTATGTTTAATTTTAAATATAATTAATCCATCTAATACAACATTCACATTTATTGAAGGAAGAATTGTACAATATGATGCAACACCTCAAGGTGTATTAAATTGGAATGGAAGTTTTCGAGCATCCGCAGCTGACGTAGATGCAATTCAATTTTTGATGTCATCAGGAAATATTAATACTGGAACATTTAAACTATATGGATTAAGAGCAAGTTAGAAATGACAAATAATTCCATTAACCTTTCTCAATCTGGAATCGCGAGTAATACTGGAATTGGAACATTTGTTGGAAGAACATTAACCGCAGGATCATCAAAAATACTTCTCACAAATGGAAGTGGTATTTTAGGAACTCCATCAATTGATATAGTAGAAGCAAATATTTCATTAGCTAATTTAGGTGGAACTCTTACTGTTGCACAAGGTGGAACTGGAGTAACATCCAATACAGCTTTTGCACCATTATGTGGTGGAACAACATCTACAAACCCTATTCAATCAACTGCTGATGCAGGAACAATAGGATATGTCTTAAAAAGTAATGGTGCTGGAGCATTACCAACATATCAAAGACCCCCTGCTTGGGAATTTATTTCAACTGCAACAGCAGCTAATTCCACTTCTATAACATTTATTGGATTAACATCTTCTTATTTTATGTATCGCGTTGTAGCAGATAACATTGTACCGATTACTGATGGAACATCGCTTTTAATGAGAACTTCAACAAATAATGGTAGTTCATACGATGCTGGAGTATCAGATTATGCTTTTGTTTACAATCGTGTTGGACTATCAACTGGTGCCGGTATTTCTTCAACAGGAGATAATTTAAATAGTTCAATTGTATTAATGCAAGATATGGGAACAGCTGCAAATGAAAGGGGAAATTTCATTTTAAATATAATTAATCCATCTAATACAACATTTACATTTATAATTGGTAATGGTGTTCAAACAAATAGTTCTGCAGCATTTGGAATATTATATGATCTTTCAGGAATTAGATTATCAGCTGCTGATGTGGACGCAATTCAATTTTTAATGTTAGGTGGTAACATTTCTACTGGAACATTTAAGTTATATGGTTTAAAAGCAAGTTAAGGAGCAAAAATATGGTACAATTAGGGACACCTGCACAAAATGATAATACGTTAGCCTATAATGATTTTAGATTAAATGGGGTTCCAGTTGTTCAAGGACCACGAAGACCATTAATAACGGATAAAAAATTTCCACTTTGGACAGAATGGCGTGTTGGAAAAGATCCTTCCACAGGTGCTGAAGGGGAATTTTGGAAATTAATTAGATTCGAATCAAATGGCGACGCTACATGGGTGATGTATCCTACTTCAGTAGGTAGTGGAGCATTAAATGATTTATTGGATCAAGTGGGTGTAAATGTTACACCTGACGTAAGTGGATTTGAAAATATCATAGGAATAACCGTTGCTAGTGGTGCTAATCCATCAGGGATACCATTAGAGACAGTTGCTGATTCTGGAACTAATACATTAGATGTTCAAATTCAAGTTGGAAAAGATCGCACCGGAGCACCTGGGGATAAAAATGATGCAGGGATTGTTTCATTCAGCGATACACAATTTTTAGTTAATACTGATGGGTATGTTGAATTAATTGGATCTACTCCTCCCATGCTACTAATTGATGTAGATTTTGATACAGCACCTGGAACTGATCCGGTAGTAGCTGATGGTTCAGGAGTTATGGTAGTTGCTGGAAGTACTGTAGCTAATGCAACTAATTTAAATGCACCTGTTGCAACTCATTCACGAGCTGCCAATGCCTATAATGTTGAAGTACAAGTAGGAGCTGCAATAACAGGAGCACCTGCTGATAAATTTGATTCAGGTTTATCTAGTTATAATGATACACAATTTACAGTAACAACCCATGGTTATGTTGCTTTAAAAGGGGGAGCAGATCTTCCTTCAATTCAGACATTAACTGGTGATGATTCCGTTGCTGTTGGACCTGATGCTAGTGGAGATATCGATTTAATTGGTTTAGCTGTAGCTAATGCTACAAACACAAAACCTCTATATTTCAATGGTGATGCTGCATTAAAAACACAAACATTAGAACTTCAAGTTGCAACAGAAAGAACAGGGGCACCAGGAGATAAAAATGATGCGGGTATTTGCTCATTTGATGACTCAGTATTTTCAGTAGATGCGGATGGTTATGTGACATTTGTCGGTGGTGGTACAGGTCTATTATCTGTAACAGTTGATGCCTTTACAGGTCCTGGAACAAATCCAGTTGTTCCTACTGGTGGAGGAAATATAACAATAACTGGTGCACAAGTTGCAACAGGAACAATTGGTGCAAATGTTATTCGTACTGATAGTTTAGCAGCAAACACATTAACTATAGAAATTCAAAGATCAACTGCTGTTGCTGCTGCTGATTCAACAAAGAATGGCGTATCGCATTTTTATGACTCTCATTTTACAGTAGATTCGAACGCATTCGTTAAATCTACAAATGCCGGTGGTACTGGATCTTTTGCGAATTTAGGAATTAAATATGTATCTCCAACTTTTACAATAACATCGGCAAGTGGAGTTGCATTAAGTGCATCAAATCCTGGAATGGTAATTGTGCCAAGCAACGTTAATCCTGGATTATCTATCCAATATCTTGTCACTAGTGACATTTCATTTATTGATGATACTGGAGCATCTGATATAGCAGGAAATACATTTGGTACTACAACAAATATATTATGGAATATAGAAATGCCATTTTATATGTATGCAGTTGGAAACTCTACAGATACTGCAGTAACATTTATGATATGCAGATTACCTCATATGGGATTTACACCATTAGCTGGAAAAATAGCTAAATCTGGAAGTGCATTAGCAAGTACACAATATTCTATGTTTGCAATTGATAGTACTATAACAGTTGCAAATTTTGCAGTAATGGCTTGTATAAGAGTGGGTGAATTTCAAATGCGTAAAACTACAGCATTAACAGATGATTGGACTGTTTCCTCTCCAATTGATCCGGCTTCTTGTGGTTTTGGAGTATTTAATTCTTATTCATTTTGGGTCTATCCTCAAAATCAAAATGGAGCAACATCAATATGTATGTCTTCATCTGTGATTGGAAATACAATTCCCGTACCAAATCAAATATCTGTAGGTTATAAAATGTCTCCATCTGGAACATGCTCAATTGGTTGGAATGTTGACTTTTTTACTGCTGGTGGTATAGGTGCAGGACTTTTAAGATTTCATCCACCATTAATTCAAGATGGTCTTTTTTTACCCTCTATAGCAAGAGGTGGTGGAAATTGGTGGAATTTTGCAGCTAACAATTATAGCAATTTTTCATTTCGAAGAGAAGCTACATTAACAAATTATAATATGATATATTTTGGATCTGCACAATCTAGATTTACTCCAGCAACTATTACTACAGATAAAAGGATGATGAATATAGCAATTGAATATGATATTTCGGTAACTGAATGATGAGATTTAATGATGGTGCAGTACTTATAATAAGCATCTTCATGATATTAATGATAATTTTCGGTAATGAAATTCCTAAAGCATTTCAAGAAGAAAAAATAGAAAAAGAAATAAAAAAAGAAAACGAAGAAACTCAAAAAAAAAATCAAAAATAGATAATAAATTATTTGAACCCTACGACACAAAAAGATGTTGCAAAAAATATTCCCTTATGTAAAATGAAGTTCGTCACGAGAATTGTTAATATGCAGTTCATGGAGACTCCTTAGGGAGGACTTAAAAAGTCCTCCCATTTTTCTAATGAAAATCTTCTTGTTCATTAGCAGGATCATAATATAACATGCATATCCTTAGGTAGTTGAGTCCAATAAATATATGGACTAGTTATTGAATCTAAATATTTTTCATTGATAACCATTGATTCCCATTTGTTTTCATAGGGAGCTTTTTCTGTGTCATACCAGAGTATGATTAAATCTTGGCCTTTTTTCGGGTAGTATTCTTCAATATCTTTCCAATATGTCATCAAGGATTCCCTCCTTTTTTCTTCATGTATTTATACGCTTGGGTTTTAAGATCATCGAAATTGTTAAAAGCAAATTCTTTAAATTCTTCTTGTTTAAAAGATTCTATATGATTATTTAAATTTTCAAGAAAATTTTCTTTATTATTTGACATGCAAATTATGTAGTGCATTTGCATTAAAAATAACATATTATAAATCAGATCCATATCGCCTTCAGCGTAGCGATATATAAGATTTAGAGTAGAACCCAAAAACTTATTGAAATCTTCACTATAATTCATTTATCTCCAAAAGGAACATAATAGTGATTATCAGACCAAACTTCCATGCCTGTCCTTTCCATTCCCTTCCTATCCACTCCACCCCTTTACACTCCCTTCCTGCCCTCTTAATCAAATATTTCTAAATAAAAACCACGCCTTACCAATCCATTCCAATCCTCTCCAAACCATTCCATTCCTATCCCATTAATCCTTAGATATGGTGCTTAAATTGCAAGAGTTTACCTTGAACCTTCCATATCCAAGAGTTCTTCCATCACATAAACCCTGGAGCATTCCAGTGTCATTGATGACTTTTTCGACTTGTGCTTTAGACACAAGAGAATCATTTATAGTAAGACTAAAATTCATTTTCCAGCCTATATTGCATGCTAAACGGTAACGAATGTTTTTTCCTTTAGTGTTGGGATTGCTTACCATGCGAATATCAACATAAACTTTATTGATAGGATCTTTGGGAATATCGGCTAATGTCATTTCTTCCCAACCTTTAAATAAAGGATAATTTAAATAGATTTTTTCATCATCGACTTGTACAGCTGATATCCATGTCTTTTGAATTGTCCCTCGACCAGCTTTTGTGTTCACAGAACCATTTTTTAAAGCACTAAAAATATAACTACCTGGTATATATAACTTTAGATCATCATGAAAAAAACTCATTTTCCACTCTTCTGGATCATTTCCAGCAGATCCAGATTTGGGTTTTGATAATTCCTGCAAAGATTCAATATTGAACCTATGAAATATCAATGGTTTTGTTCCTTCAATTTCTACTTTTGCAATCAACATATAATTTCCTTATGTGATGTTTAAAATAAAACCTCGCCAGTCCCTTCCTTAACTTTCCACTCCAATCCATTCCAATCCAATCCTATCCTTACCAAAATTCAATATTTCTAAATAAAAACCACTCCACTCCGCGCCGCTCCCTTCCTTTCCTGTCCATTCCGGTCCCTTCCTCTCTTTTCCGCTAAATTGAATTTCTTCTTATAGGAAAGTGTTGGTTTAAAAATTCACGGTATTCTATTTTATTGTAAATACTGTCAAGTTTAGTTACATCAATTATGCTATAGTTAGATTTTAAATGAGGTAACATCGTATCAATGATTGGTTTAAATATAACATTGTAAAACATTAATGTAAGTTTAGGTATATCTTGGTGTAAAACTACTGGTATCATTTTAACCCATTGTCTATTAGTTATATAAACAACATAGCTATAATGTGATTGTTCTTTACATGTAATCATATAATTTCCTTTGTGTAAAAACCCCAGGCGAAGCTGGGGAACTGTGGTTTTTGTTTAGAAATATTGGACTAATCCAACATAAATTCCGTGATTATCTTCAAATGACTTCATACCTAAGTATTTATACTCAAGAGAGACGTGATAATTGTCATTTATCGCATATTTCACACCACCTTTGAAATGATAAGCGAACTTTTTTTCAGCGTGTCCGACAATTAAATTCTCACCAAAAATTGTGGCTTGATGTTCAGCATAACCAATACCTATACCAAAGAAAGGTTTCAGAATTGGCAATTCATTTACTGTAAATCCAACATTTATAAGAGCACTAGATACAGAAACATTTGCAAGTACAGCACAATCTTTTCTTGGCATCTGATTTCTAAAGAATAACTCAGCTTCAATATGAGGTGAGCAAGTGTCAATAAAATCCATTTCATAACCTAAAGCAACTCCATAAGACATTGCAGGTGATGTAATATTTTTATAGGTTTGGTTAACACCTAACATATATTTTGCATATAACTGTCCATCTGGAATGTAGGATTCTGCCATGGATGATTCTGCCATTATATCACCAGAAATTAGTGAAAATGCTGCCAATATAGTAAATAAATGTTTCATTTTTCATTCTCCTTTATTTTTTTGATAAGGTTTATTGCAAAAGTTTCCGTGACTTTTAGCTTTCTCATCAATAAAGAAATACTCAAAGAACCGTATTGGTTTTCAAGCGACTTTGCCAAGATCTGCATCTGCTGATTCATGCAATTTCTCCTTTATTTTTTTTGGTTTGGGCCCTGGTTTTTTGCGGTCCAAGACTTTATTGATACTTTTCTTAGTATCTCTTACCTCATCCAAAATGATGACTGCCTCTTCACTAAATCTCCGTTGCGATATCTGTTTAAACATAAAATAACTTGCTGTCAAGTGGAGCGTCAAAAAAAATACAATGAAAAAATACATATAAATCATTTAACCTCCCTTATGAGTAGCTGCTCAAGACGTATACATTTTTTCTCTAATTCTTCGCAACGACTTTCTGTCTCTATCGTTTTTTTCTTCAATTCTGTGAATCTCCAAAACAGTCCACGACGTATCTGCCCTATCTCATCATGGATTTTTTCTAATTTAGTGATAGCAGCTTGATTTTCAATAAGTTCTTTTTGGAACATATCAAGTTGTATTGCCATATTTACCCCTTATTTTTAGTGAGTCTCCAGAACGATTTGGGCTCTCCGCGATACTTCTCCAAATCAATTTCCTTCATCTCTGGGATAGACTTATAATTGATTGTCCCTTTTTGTTCAACAAAATCTAATGATATACCACCACCTTGAGATGGTTTACCATGTGAAAGAGTTATTAACTCATCTTTCTTAAATTCAAATTCAGATTTGAGTTCTTCGATTTTATTCATGAGATTAAGACAATCATTGCTGATTACAAGCCACTCATCATCAACTCTTATCATCTTATCTACCATATCCATCTTTGGAGGAACCAAATTTTGGACATATTCGAAAAATTCGATCTCCTTTTCAATTAATTGTTTTATGTACTCTAAATCTCTCTCAACTTTGATGAAGACAATATGTTCCCCATCGAAGCTAACATAATATGAGAATTTTGCCTTAGGTATACAAGCTAATTGATGCTGAAGTTGGGCTATATATTTTTTTGGAATCTTTCCATCTCTAGCTGATTTATGATCTTCTTTTCCAGGACATTTTATCTCGAAGATAATATCATTCTCACGATTATACCCATCTAGACTTGCCATCATCATATCTTGATATTCAGGGTGAATAACAACAATTCCTGAATCAATTATCATATTTAATTGTTCAGAAGCCATCAACCTAGCAATGGGTTCAAGAGCTATTCCTCTTTCCATCCAAGGATGCATAATTGTCTCTTCATCAGAGAGTTTCTCTTTCCAAAGTTGATAGGGTGTCTTCCATGGACTATCTCCCATAATAATTGGTGCATCACTTGCGCCAATTTTCCCTTTACGAAAATCCCAGTACTCTTTACTATTCAAATTGATTGTGCATTCAATCATTACATTCCTTTGTGTAGTTAGGGGGGAGTAAAATCCCCCCGTTTTTTTACTCAGCCACTTTCTCAGATTTTGAGTTTTCTGCATAGCATTTCTCAAGCATCTTTACAAAGTACTTTGGATTAAGATCTTGGAGATCGTCTCCCATTCCTTCGCTTTTGATAAAGTTAATTAATTTTTCTTTGAGATCTGCATTCTCTCCCAAAGCTAAAGTTAATTCACTAAGTTGATCGTCAGATAGTTTTAGAGGCATTTCTTTTACTTCTTCAACAAGAATTGCCTCAGAAATCTCACCTTGAACATAACAGCCTTTAATAACATCTGGAAAAAGCTGTCTTGCGAGTCTACTTAAAGCCCTTGCAAAAAGCATATCCTTCGGATATTTTAGCCATTGATTTCTATAAATACCAGCTAACTTAGCATCCTCTATAGAAAAAGACTCTGTCCATGTATCACAGTTATCTTTGCGCTTACCATGCAAAATACACACAGAATTATCCGACCGCTTATCTTTTGTAATCGAATGACCACCTTGACGAATCAACTGATTCATCATCGAAGCTGTCAACTCAACCTTACCCTGCACAAAATACATTCCACCATTCAAAGCATCTAAAGGAGATACCCCAATAGATTTTGCCTTTTCTACGATTGCATATATCCCTTCAGTTCCTATTTTTTTATAGTGAGCTGATTGCAAAAGAGCTTCACACATCTTCTTGGTATTTTGTATATCGATGAGCATCGTTGACGCTTCATCTTTTTTTATAATCTCGTTTTTATTCATACTACATCTCCGCACTTTTCATCTTCTCTCTGTAGATCAACCATTGCTTGAGAATAACCTTTGTACCACTCTTGCAATAAATGATCCTTTTTCTCTATCTTCAGTGTCTTTCCTGCAAAAGGAACATTCAACACATAGCACAGCTCTTCCAAGCAATGCTCTAATTTATCGATATCACCATTCTCATAGATACTCTCTAAGCATCCACTCAAATAGTCCTTTGCTGCATCTAAATCGAAATTCTGCATAAACCTATCATTGTGATAATGCTCATCAAGCATCATCGCATTGTAATCATCTTCGTTAAACATACTTTTCTCCACTTTAGGGGGCTTCCGACCCCACTTTTTACATTGTTAAATCAATGCTTTTCACATTTATGAGCTGCTCTATACCTTCTAGTATAATCTCGCTCTCGTCCTCGTTCCATATTTTGAAATAAGGCATCTTCATTTTTACATGCATAGGTAAATTTCTATAATGAATATGGAAATATTCCAAAAGCCTTATCGCTCTCATCATATCCCAATGACATTCTCTTAAAGCTTCGTGAGCAGTTTGCTTCCCTAAACTTTTTAACTCTTCTTCATTTTTCATACTTACTTCCTTTGTGTGTTTTTGCCTTCCGGCACTATTCTGAGAGCACTTCCATGCTTTCATAAACCCAATATATCACGTACTAGAAAATGTTGCAACAAAAAAGAAATACTTTACAAAAATAATTTTCTCTTCGACAAAAATCTATACGCTAGCTATTATATATTAAACCCTTAACCAAAGGAAGCATTAATGGACTTAGAACAATATTTATGGGAGGAAAGACTCACCTATCATAGCTTCTCAAAAATGATATACGTTTCTCAACCAACTGTAGCAGCTATTGCAAGAAGAGAACACTCCCCAGGTTTACTCATAGGAACAAAAATTGTAGAAATAACCAAAGGCAAAGTAACTTATGAAGATATGTTAACCGAAGCAGATAAAGATAAAGTCAAAAAAATGATGAAGCAACATGCTAAAACACAAAAAGTTGAGCTTCCTAAGAAAATTATTGATTAGACCAAAATTCTAATGTGAGGTATATCTACGAGGTAACAAAAAAATAAGGCTCTAGGAATTAACCTAGAGCCTTCAACAGTGGGTCTTCCCGGACCACAAGGAGCGTTCATGTTACCAGATCATATCGAAATAAGTCAAGAGTCACAAGAAAAAAAAATTCCAGCATCAAACTATTTTCAGTTTCCTAACGTTGTTGTTGATTATTGGTATCGAAGATTGTCTCCAAGTGGAAAAATTATTTTAACTTGTTTATGTCGAAAAATTATCGGCTGGCATAAAACAGAAGATGCCGTTTCACGAAACCAACTTGTCAATATTTCAGGATTAAGCAGAAACTCAGTAAAACTAGGTTTAGATGAACTCGAATCTCATGGTCTTTTAGAAATTATACAAAGCTCAGATGAAAGAGGTGATAGACCAAATTTATATCGACTAATCGTTGAAAAAGATCCAACAGATCCTTTCGAAAAAGAACCTGAACAATGTCAAAATTTAGGGGGGGGGAGGTCGCCGTTTGACCAGGGAGGGGGGTCGCCGTTTGACCACACAAAAGATATACTTATACAAAAGAAAAAAGAATATATAAGCACCCCCCCTCAAAAAAAACAAAAAATACCCAAATCCACTAAAATCAAAAATGGTCATGGTGAAGATGGCATGTGCCTCCTGACTGATGAAGAATATCAAAAGCTAAAAGACAAACTGGGTAAAGAAAAAGCCGACCACGTCATAAATACTGTTGCACTCTCAAGAGGTGAAAATATTCAAAAATTCGATAAAACTTACAAATCTCACTATCACACAGTCTTGAAATGGGCAGGTAATGAATGGACATTCTCAGGTAAATCCTCTTCTGGAAAATCATCCATTCAAATTGCCAAAGATATTGTCATTAAATATTCAGCAAAAGCTTTAGCTCTAGGATTTACTTTAGAAGCCGCAAATTCATGGTTTGAAATAAGAAAAGGATCTGCAGAACCTTACACTTTCGCATATGATTTGAAAAATTTTGTGGAATTGATTATGGAAAAATTAACAAAATTAAATATTTACGAGGTATAAAATTAGCTATGACCTTAGAGACACCTAAAAAAGAATTTACTTTTGAGATTCCTGGAGAGCCTATACCTAAGAAGCGTCCGCGCTTCTGTTCAACTGGAATGAGAGTAAGGACTTACGATATTCAAAAGGATCAAACACAAAACATTAGAAAGCATATCATGCTGCAAATGGGCAAAGAACGCATTATAAGCCGTCTCCAAGGCCCTATCATGGTATTTATGTACTTCTTCCTGCCTATACCTTCATCATGGTCTCTGAAGCGTTCTAATGAAGTCGAAGGAACACCGCATAGGGGAAAGCCTGATCTCGACAACCTCATTAAGATGTATTCCGACGCCATGAATGGTCTCATTTACGCAGATGATTCTCAAATAGCAATCATTACATCAACTAAAAGATATTCAAAAATACCTAAAACAATTATTCACATTTCTGCTTTACAAGAAAATAACCTAATGCTAAAGGTAAATCATGGACATGAACAATCTGTTTAAGCTTATCGGTGAACAGGAACTCATCGCTTTAATGATTGTCGATGGTAAGCCAAATATGGCTTGGTGCGCAGATCTTAATCTTTGCCATCGAGAAGAAGATCTAATCAACGATATCATGATTCAATTAATGAAAATAAAAAAGCATCGTAAAGGAGTGTGGCTATGGTCTTTAGGGAAAGATGGAACCATCTTAGATGAATGTTACGTAGGAGAATATTGTGATGAACCATATTAAGGGAATTGATGAGCTAAACCAATACAAGTGGATGCGTTGTACAACTTGCGGAAGAACTGTTACTCAAAGCGAAACAGGAACGTGTATAAGCTGCCAAACAGGTTATGGGCAGAAATGCTCACCAGATTCATGGGATTTTGCGAAGATGCGACAAAAATTAAAAGAGACTAAAGAAAAGCTTGACCGCTTAGGGACAGAATGATATATCCAAGCATGAGGACGGTTGGCGAGATCTTACGCGGTGATAAAGCCGGCTCAGAAAAAAGAAAAAGGAAGGTTATAAATGCCACTAGTGAAGGGAAAGAAAGCAAAGACAAAAGAAGGAATGTCTGAGAACATTCGTCGTGAGATGGAAGCTGGAAAACCACAAAAGCAAGCAATAGCAATAGCCTATAGCGAAGCTGGAAAATCCAAGAAGAAAAAAAAGAAGAAGTGAAAAAACAATCGGTAGACTTTCACATCTTGATATCGGCAATGATTGGTATCGTAGGAAAGAAGAAAGCAGAGAAAATATTAGAACATTATGGCGAATTGATAGAACAACTAGGAAAGGTAAAACATGATTGAAGTAACTTATTATGAGAAGATTGATAAAGATAACTCCTTAAAAGCTATCTTTGACATTCATCATAAGGGAAAGAATCAATATCACAGAAATATGAAGCTTTTCATGAAAGATGGTAGGCGTTGGGTAGATTTTCATTCGATAGCGCGAGAATCTTTAGGAACAAAAAGCTTTGTAAAGACTCATGAATTTGCAGACAAAGAGATGATGAAGAAGTTCTCAGACATTGTTCTAAAGGCAATTGATGAGTTTTGTGAGAGAAATAATACAATGTTTTCGAACTTACCTAAATCTAATGTAGATGAAGAAGAAGGAGTGCCATTTTAATGAATTACGAAGATAAAAAGAACTTATATCCTTGGAAGTATGTTAACATTGGAGACATAGAGTATCCAGAGCAAGAAAAAGAAGTTGAGCTTCTGAATGAAATGATCTTAACAAAATGTCATTATGTTGCTGATAATAAACTAACTAAGTTTGTACGTGATGAAACATCAGAGATGACGGGAAAAGTTATAGCTTGGCGCTATACTGAGGGGGTAGATTGTGGCGAATGTACGGAGTAATTCACATTTTGGGCAAGATGGATATAAAATCTTGCAATATAAGGGGGAAAACCGTCCACCAAAGAATCAGGTGAACTATTTTGCTAAGAAACGCATGGAAAGTGCAGAAAGGCTTTATGAACAGAAACTTAAAGAAGCAAAGTTTAAGAGGACGAATCCTCGATCAAGTAAAACAATTGTCCCTCAAGGTGGGGGACGAGCAATAAACGGAATGCAAGGAGATTTTAGATGAGCTTTACAATTTTAGTCACATATAAAGATGGAAGTGTTGACTTATTGGAATTAGAAGATCAAAATATTATTAGTGGAATTATTGAGAAGATTATGGAAGGTAAATTAGTATTCGATTCCAATAAAGGGGAAGGGATATTAATCAATAAAGACCACGTAAAATGTATAAAGATTGGTCCTTCAGAGAAGATGAATCCTAAACCTATTGAGGAGAGCAATGGCAAGGTCAAAGCAAAGAAGAGCGACACAAAATAGCAATGAAAATGTTGCTATAAATCACAATATGAGAGCAAAAGGTCAGCGCTCGGAAGGTGGTCAACAAATGGAGTATGGTAAAAAGCTTCCTTATAAAGGGAAAAAAAAGCTTCATGGAATATAGACTTGAAACTCGAAACATAGAGGACTTAAAGGAATATGCCAAAAATCCAAGAACATTGTCAAAAGAGCAAAAAAAATTGCTCAAGCGGTCAATGGAAAAATACGGAATGTGTCAAACAATCCTCGTCAATCCCGATGGACTTATTATCTCCGGACACCAGCGAGTCCGAGTGCTCAAAGAAATGGGGAAAAGGAGAATTACTGTCTTCGTACCTGAACAACCTTTCAGTGAGAAAGAAATTGAAGAACTCAACATTACCCTTAACAAAATTGGGGGTGAGTGGGATTTTGACATTCTTGCTAATTGTTTTGAGTGTGACGATCTATTTTCTTATGGATTCACTGCTGAAGAGCTAAACATTTCTAAAGAGATAGATGATATAAAAACCGGGGATTCCGAAGAATCCCCTGGCAAGAGAAAAGTGAATATAACCTTTGCTGATGCAGCTCAGCTGGAAGAAGCTCTTTCGGAGCTTAAGCTTCTTCTAGAATCATATTCGGGAGCATCGTACAAGATAAAATAAAATGGGTCAAGAGAAATGAAAAAAAAACCGGGGCCAGCACCAAAAGATATCGATTGGGATGCTGTGAGAAAGCTTTCGGCTATGCAGTGCACAAGGGATGAAATTTGTTCTTTTTTCAATATGTCGAAAAATACTCTCGATAAAGGATGTAGAAGAGAGTTTAAGATGATGATTGGCGAAAAAATGGAAGAATGGGCAGAAGGGGGAAAATGTTCCATTCGACGTAAGCAATGGAATCTTGCCGATAAAAATGCTGCGATGGCAATATTTTTAGGTAAGCAATACTTAGGTCAGAAAGACGACTACAATTTTAGACATCAAGAAGTAAGCTTTAGTGTGGTGCAATACGATGCGAATGCGAAAAAACCCTGGAAAGAAGCCGACAAGGTTATACCAATTGACGGATAATGGAAGAAAAACAACAATTAAAATCCCTCAATTCGAGCCCAGAGAATACCAATTGGATTTTCTTAGGGCTATGGACCGCGACATTCGGCGTGCTGTTTTGGTATGGCATCGTCGTTCTGGTAAGGAAATTACTTGTTTTAATTACATGATTAAAGATGCATGGTATCATCGTGTTGGTACTTATGTATATTTCTTTCCAACTACAACATTGGGACGCAGGATCTTATGGGATGGCGTAGATAAAGATGGTAGAAAGATCTTGGATTATATCCCAAAAGAGATTATCGAAGGGAATGTCAATAATGTTGAAATGAAGGTAAAACTTGTCAACGGGTCTATTATTCAAATCATCGGTTCTGATCAGGTCATCAACGTTGGGATTAACCCTGTTGGGTGTGTCTTCTCAGAGTTTTCTTTACAGGATCCTAAATGCTGGAATTTCATACGTCCAATCCTTCGAGAAAATGGTGGGTGGGCAGTCTTTAATTTCACCCCTAGAGGGAAGAATCATGCATATGACCTCTATCTTATGGCACAGCATAACCCCGAATGGTTCTGTCAACGTCTTAGTATTAAAGATACTGGTGTGCTCAATGAACAAGATATGGAAAGAGAACGTCAGGAAGGCATGTCGGAGCATCTCATCCAGCAAGAGTATTATTGCTCATTTGATCAAGGTGCCGAAGGTGCTTATTACGCGAAATATCTTAATGAAGCAGAACTCCAAGGAAGAATAACGAATGTGCCTCATGACCCTCATGCTGCTGTGCATACTTATTGGGATATTGGTGTTTCTGATTACACCGTTATCTTATTAGCTCAAAACATTGGTAAAGAGATACATATAATAGACATGTATACTAATCAAGGTGAAGGCCTTTCAAATTATGTCGCATGGTTGAGAAAACAAGAATCATTAAAAGGTTATAATTATGGAGATCATTTTGCTCCACATGATATTCAAGTAAGAGAATTGGGTAGTGGTGCACAAAGTCGTATACAAATTGCAAAAGAATTAGGAATTAATTTTAAAGTTACACCTAATCTATCTATTAATGAAGGGATTGAACTTGTGCGTGGATCTTTTCCGAGATTATGGATAGATACTAATAATTGTAAGTTCTTATTAAAAAGCGTTGAACACTATCATAAATCATTTAATGAGAGATTAAATGTATATAGCGATAAACCTACTCATGATTGGAGTTCACACGCATGCGATTCTTTACGCTACCTTGCTGTTAATCAAAATAAAAACAAGGGAAGCAAGATGACTGAAGAAGAGGCTTATATGCTGGAAAGAATGTATTCAAAAAAGATGTAGAAAATTATCTTTACTTATTCTATAGCAATTGTATAATGCCGATTTAGAGGGATAAATGAAGAGGACACTCACAAAAATTGGATCAATACAACCTTATATTGAACCAAAAGGTTATATGGGTTCCTTAAAGAAGAAGCTGTTTAAAAAAAAGGATAAAGATGAAAAAAGGGCAAAAATTGAAACCAAATATGCTAAAGGGAGGAAAATCAGAACCGGCTTCTAAAGCAAAATTAGGGAGTGGCGGAAGATTTAAAGCTCTTGAGGGAAAATTGGAAAAACAGGGTGCAAAAAATCCAGCGGCTATGGCTGCTGCTATTGGGAGAGCTAAATATGGATCAAAAAAAATGGGTAAAATGGCTGCAAAAGGGAAGGTAAGACATGGCGTATAAACCAAAAAAACAACCTATGTATTCACGTGAAGAAACACCAGATAAGATAATTCGTGAAGTGGAATGCATGACAGTTAATAGACAAGTAATAGACCAATATAGAGGAACAGCACCTAATTTTTATTTAGGAGATGCCCGAGAAGAAGAAATAGAAGCAGAGTAAATTTCTTTATGATTTATACATCCATGAATTATGGAGGTTTTTTATTTAATGTCAACTGAACTAGACATTATTGCAGATTTCGATCGTTATTATAATGAGGCATATTACTCTTGGAATGCTCTATTCCCTTTTGCTGAAAGAGATCTTCGCTTTTACATGGGAGATCAATGGGACGAACGTGAAAAGAGAGAACTTTTTCAGGAAGGAAGATCTACCTTTGTTTTTAATAAGGTAAGACGTACAATAAATTTGATCACGGGTTATCAGAGAAAGAATCGCCTCTCCTCCGTCGTGGTTCCTATTGAAAACTCTGATCAAAAAACGGCTGATCAACTCAGTCAACTCCTTTTATATAGTATGCAATACGGAGATGGCTATCAAACTATCTCCGATTGTTTTTCTGGTGCATGCAAAACAGGCTGGAATCTTCTTTCTTTATGGGTTGATTATCGTGATGATCCTGTAAATGGTGAAATCAAATTTGGTAGAGAGCCATATAACGGTTTTATCCTCGATCCTTACTTTACAAAAATGGATTTATCTGACTGTAGTTATTTAATGCGTCGTAAATATTTAAGTGTTGAACACGTATCTTCGCTTTTACCAGGAATGGAGAAAGAAGTTTATGCCCTTTGGCGTATTGGTTGGGAAAGAGATGATAAATTTACATGGCTTCCTTATCAACGTCAGCCTAACGGCCAAGAATTAATGGCGTACAATGAATTTTACCTTCAAAAATGGCGTAATGTTCCTATGCTTGTCGATATGGAGACAGGAGAAACATTGGAAATGGAATTTGATAAAGAAACATTAAAGATGTTTACTGACAAATATCCTCAATTGCAAGTCATTCAACGTCCAAAACGTTATATGGAGATGCATGTAATTGTAAATGATTCCGTTATGTTTTCTCAGATGGATCCTTATGGTTTAGATGATTATCCTTTTGTGCCTTTCATATCCTACTTCGAACCTGAATCTGCACAATGGGGATTAAAAGTTCAATCTGTTGTTCGAAATATCATTGATCCTCAACGTGAAATTAATCGTCGCTATAGTCAGATGAGTGATATGTTAGATTCTCAAATTAATTCTGGATGGATTGCTAATGAAAATTCTGTGATCAATCCACGTAGTCTATTTCAATCGGCACAAGGTAAAGTTATTTGGAAGAGGGAAGATGCACCTCCAGGTTCGTTGGAAAAAATTCCACCGGCACAAATTCCCCCTTCCATGTTTCAACTGAAAGAGATGTTCGATAAAGATCTTATGGATATTGCTGGTGTCAATGATGCGGCATTTGGACAAACGGAAAATGCTCAAGAATCAGGTGTTATGATGATGCTGCGTCAAAGTGCAGCTATAGTTAATTTGCAAGACCTTTTTGATAATTTGAGATATGCACAAAGGCAAGTAAGTCAAAAAGTATTAAAACTCATCCAACAATGGACTCCAGAGAAAGTTAAAAGGATTTTGCATGAAGAACCAACTAAAGAATTTTACGACAAAAATTTCACTAAATATGACATTGATGTTCAGGAAGGTATACTCACTGATACCCAACGACAGATGTATTTCCGCCAGCTTGTTGATTTGCGCCAGCTTGGCGTTCCTGTCACTGGGGAAATGCTCGCCGCTGCTGCACCCATCCAAGGGAAATCACAACTTGTCGATGATCTTGCTAAAATGGAAAAACAACAGGCAGCCGCTGCTCAGCAACAACAACAAATGCAACAACAGCTTATGGATTCGCAACGTCAACAAGCACAAGCGAATACCGTTGCCAATTTGGCATTGGGCAAAGAAAGATTTACTCGTGCAGTGGCCAATTTGGGACTTGAAGATGAACGAGCAAGCAAAGCAGTTGAAGATAGAGCAAATAGCGCTTTATCCAGAGTACGAGCCATTAAAGAACTTCAATCAATGGATGACGATAGAATATTCAAATACATGAATCTTATCCAACAACTTGAAGAATTATCCAGATCACAAGAACAAGAAGTGAAAAAGGATGATATAGTAGTTTCTGCTTTAGCCAATAAAGCTGAGCAGAATCTTCCTCAAGGAATGGCTAATCCTCAACAATTACCTATTCCTCAAGGAGTACAACAATAGGAGACTAAATATGAAATATGGAAAAGGTCGTTCCGAAAGACATGCTGAATTTATGAAACCTCATAAAGGATTTAATAGTCCTGAAGGGGAATTAATGCATGGAAAAAAAGAAACGATGAATATGGATATATTTGCTGCTCAAAAACAAGATTTACATCGTCTTCAAATGCTACCTGCAGGACATCGTGGGTATCCTTATGAAGCTTTTGAGTATCAATATTAAAGGATAAAAATGAGACAAGAGACTGGTGAAACACGTGATGCAATTATTGAAGATGACGAAAAGGTAATACAGAAAATCGTCGACGCTAATAAAAATCGAATGGGTCTTTATTGGATAGTTCTGTTTGCCAAACCTTCTCATAGTTGTGTAGATGGAAAACCCACACTTGTGAAGCATATTAAAGCATATTTTGTTAAACCTCGTCCAATGGTTGGAATGATCGTTGGTGAAGTTAACAATGAAACAGGACAAATAAGTTGGGACGTAAATATGCCCCAACGTCCATTTGACTTTAATGCGCTTAAAGTTTTCGGAGCACAGGAGTGTAATGAAGTTGTCGTAGAAACAACCTCAATACCGGGAGCTTATTTAACAAAATAGTGCCGCCGGCTGACGGGCGATTAGGAGCTTAAAAATGAATCAAGACTCATACGTTTCGGGCGAAAATGTGGATGCCGCCGGTCCTGCAATAAATGATAATTCTGGAAATCAAACTGGTGAAGGAAATCAGGAGCGTCAAGTTCCTTTAGATGCACTTCAAGCAGAACGTACGGAACGTCAAAAGTTGCAAGATGAAGTTAGAATGCTTAAGGATCATATGATGCTTATGCAAAGTTCTCAACAAAATGTCTCTCATCAAAAAGATCCTATAGATAATCTTGCTGATGATGATGTTTTAACGGTTGGTGAAGCTAAAAAATTTATCAATAAACTCGATAGTGCTTACAAAACAAATATCGAAGAACTTCGCATGAGTCAAAAATATCCTGATTATTCTGATGTAATCAACAAGTATTTACCCGAAGTTATTAAACAAAATCCAAGTATTCGGAATAACTTACAAAGAAATCCAGATTATGAAATGGCTTATTACCTTGCTAAAAATAGTGACGCTTACAAAGCTGATCATAAAAAAACGAAGAAAAATGCTGATGCTGAACGTATAGTTCAAAATGCCAATAAGGCAGGATCTTTATCTAGTATGGGGCAAACTTCTCCGATTAATGAAGCAAGAAGATATAAAGACATGTCAGATTCTGATTTTAAAAAGTTAGTTAATCAGAATATAGGACAATTTTAGGAGATTTAAATGTCAAATATTACAACAGTTGCAGTGCTACCTCCAGCTGTTCGGGAATACTATGATCGACTTTTACTTATGACTGCTTATCCACAGCTGGTACATACGAAATTCGCTCAGAAACGTATTCTTCCCGAAAAAATGGGGGACACAATCGTGTTTAGGAGATACTCACGATTGTCAACCGTTCCAATTCCTCTCCAAGATGGTATTACACCTCCTGGTACGCCTTTATCTGTTACAGATATCAAAGCTAGAGTGGATTTCTACGGTAACTTTGTTACAATTACAAACCAAGTCGAGCTTACCGTTGAAGATAGAGTCCTAAACGAATCAGCTCGTTTGCTTGCACAAAACTTGGCCCAGACTATGGATGAAGTAACACGTGATGTTCTTGCTTCCACAGCATCTGTTCAGGCTTGTAGTAATGGCGTAAATGGTAACACACCTACTGAATTAACAAAAGCAGATATTGACTCTGCTGTCCAAACATTGCTTGGAAATAATGCTGAAATGATATCAGAAGTTGTCGTTGGAACGAATGCGTTCGGTACGGCTCCTGTACGTCCATCATTTTGGGCATACATTAGTACCGGCCTTCTAGATGACCTAGAATCCGTTTCTAACTTTATCCATAGTGCCAACTATCCTAACCAACAATCTGTGTTGGATGCTGAATGGGGCGCTACTGGTAACGTACGCTGGTTATACACCTCTGTAGGTAGTGTATCGAGCGCAACTCCTGCCGTTTACAATAACTTTGTAATAGGTCGTGAGGCATATGCAGTTGTACATTTAGGTTCTGAAACTGGGCAGTTCTATATTGAACCGCTCGGGTCTGCTGGTTCTGCTGACCCTCTTCACCAAAGAGGATCCGTAGGTTGGCAACACCCATTCGTCTCAAGAATTTTGAATGATGCATTTTTAGTAAACCTTATTAGTACACATAGTTAGGGGGGATATATGGCACAAGTAAAAACATTTAATTGGACAAATCCCAATCCAGCAGTAGCTAGGAACCTTAATTGTGGGTTTGATCCAGTTGAAGTCACTATTGTCGATTTGACAAGTGGTGGCTCATGGTATTGGGCAAAAGGATTCGTTGATGGAACCGTTCTAGATGTAGATGCTGGAACAATTACGGGATCTAATGGAGTAACACCATTAAGTCAAAGTCCTGTCTATGGGGCAACTATCACTGCATTCACCAATGCTAATCCAGGGGTTATCACAGCAAGCAATATTGCAGAAGTTGGTATTGTTGCTGGAGATACTATTAAAGTTACAGATATTGCTGATGATTTAACAGGTACTGTTTCAAGTTTAAACAGTACATATGTTGTTGCATCAGTAACTGCAACTTCAATTACTACTGATACAGATACATCAGTCACTGGTTATTCTGTATATGTAAGCGGTGGTAAAGCAATAAGAACATTAGATTCGAATGGAAAAGCTGTACCTATTCAAAACGTCGCTATTCGCGGTTTGACATTAGGGACAAGCGCCGTTGGAGCTCTATCTGCAAGTATGGTTGCAGTAGTACGCGGTGAAGAACCTGTTGTTTAAAAAATAAAAATGGGGGGTAAATTCCCCCCTTTAATATAGGAGAAAAAAAATGTTAGAAATATGTGAGGAAAAAGCTGATCCTAAAGGATTTTCTAAATTGCCTATTTTAGATACAAATAATCCATCAAAAAAACATACAGAAAAAGAAGAAAAATTTTTGAGAGAGATTGTAGAATATGAATTTATGAATTTAGAAGATCAGGGATATCCATTGACATTTTCTTATGGGGATGCAAAAAACAAAGTTAAAATTACATTGCTTCATTCGGGGAAATATCATCTACCTCGTTTTCTTGCTCGCCATATTGAATCCAAAACATGTCCTATTTGGAAATGGAGACCAAATGGTGCTGGGCAATTAAATAAAGTTATGGATGGGCGTAAATCTCGTTTTCAAATGCGTGAGGTTTATAGTTAAAATGGCAATTTGGAACCTGTTAGAAATTCGTAGAAAAGTTCGTCAAGTGACGGGGAGGTATTCACCTCAAGAGCTTACCAACGATCGTCTTGATGATTATATTAATCAATATTATCAATATACATTTCCAGCTGAGTTAAAATTGGAAAGGTTCCATACTTTCTTTGATTTTCTAACAGTTGCCAACCAACAAAATTATGATGCACCAACAGGATTTGTTAATTTTGAACCTCCTGCTTATGTCGATTTCTTGAATTTATTATGGTATCAAAATCCTGAAGATTTCTATGCAAATAATCCTGTGAAGATAGCTAGAACAATGATTGGAGTGGGAAATGGGATTGTGACAACATTTATATCTGGTGGTCAAACAAATCAACCTGTGCTTCCAGGATCTGCTGTAATAACAGATAATAATGAAGTCTTCGAAGATACAAATACGGTCTGGACAACCGTAGATGTTGCTTTGGTAGGCTCTTTAGGAGGCTCAGGGACTATTAATTATGTTACAGGAGTAGTTAATATTACATTTAATACAGCACCTATTGTAGATGCTCCTATTTGGTATTCAAATATCCAATTTCTTGCTGGTACACCTACTGCTGTTCTATGGTATAACAATCAATTCCAATTTTTCCCTGTTCCTAATACTGCTTATCGTTTTCGTGTAAAAGCTTATGCGGATACACTTGTGTTGAAAGCTGATGGTACGACATTACCGATGTTTGAAAATTCTACAGATAGACCATTATATGATCAATGGGGCCCTACAATTGCTTATGGAGCATCGAGAGATATTCATTCAGACTTTGGTGAGACTGATGCCTATCAAAGAGTAACAGCATTATATAAAGAACAATTAGCTTATGCGCTAAGGAGAACAAACCAAAACCTGCTTAACACTCGTGCAGGACCACATTTTTAGGAGAATATATGAGTACATTTGATCCAACATTTCCACTGAATGCAACTAAAATTCGCGATACACCCGCTGGTATGCAAAATAATTGGAGTGCAATAGAATTAGGAGATTTAACATTCATTCCACAAGTTGTAAATTTTGATAACCGTACTCCAGTTCATGTTCCTCCTATACCAATAGACCCTTCTGCAAATCCTAATACAATTCGAGTATTTAACAAAGAAGATACAAATGGTGATCAACAATTATATGCAATTGATGAAAATAGTGCTGTTTTTCAAATTACATATTTTCCATCAACACCAAGAATATTAGCTTTTGGTGAAGTACCTTTAGCTGGTGGAGCTGTAATAAATGGAATAGGATTAGGTAATGCAACAATAGGAGCTGTAAGTGGTATTAATCCAGCTTATACAATAAAATTTGCTGTTGGTTTTAATCCCCCAAATGATACTTATAGTGTAATTGGAATGCCAGTAAATGATCCTGCATCATTTAGTAATAATAGAATTATAAATATGATTAAAAGTAGTAGGACTACTGTATTAGGAGTAAAACAATTTTCAGTTTCATTACAAGCTAGACCAGAAGATGCATATAAACAAGATACTAACTTTTTTATAATGATTATTGGTACATAATATGACACAACCTATCATGATAGCACCTTTTCAGTCTGGATTAAGAAGGGATTTAGAACCATGGTTAAATCCTCCAGATTCCTTTCAAGAAGCTGTTAATGTTCATGTACACCATGGATTTATTGTAAAAAGGTATGGTTATCAAATATTTGGAAAATTAAAAACTTTAACTTTATTTCAAACAATTACTAATTTATCTAATACAATGCCTATTACAGTTACTGTTGCAGATACGACAGGATATATAGCAGGAGATATAGTCTTTATTTCTGGAGTTTTAGCCCCATTTGATATTTTAAACAATTTATTTTTTACTATATCAAATGTTACAGGAACAACATTTGATTTAGACGGAACAGATGGAACAGCTTTAGGAGCATTTGTTCTTGGGGGAATAGTTCAATTAGTAAGTCTTGATACTGATCGTGTGATGGGAATTTATCGCTATATTATGGCTGATGGTACACAACAATCTTTAGCTTTTAATACGACAAGAGCAAATTTTCTTGATACTGCTTCAATTGTTTCAGATTATAAACCATTGGATGCAGCTCCAATTATGAATGGTGGAGTGGAAGACTTTATTTGGGCAGTGAATTGGGAAAGTACAAATATTGTCAATAGATTATATTTTACAAATGGAAAAGCATTCGATGGTACGTTGAATGGAATACGATATTACGATGGATCAGGGAATTTTACAGTATCATTTACACCAAATTTGAATCCTACAGCAACTAGAAAGTTATATGGAGCAAAGTTATTATTTGTCATAAAACAAAGATTAATTGCATTGAATACTTATGAGAAGATTGATGCTGATATAAAAAATATACCACAAAGAGCTCGTTGGTGTCAGGCACAAGGGCCTTCCAATTGGGATGATATTACACCTGGAGGAGGAGGTTTTGTCGATGCTCCAACGGGTGATCAAATAATTAGTGCAAGACAAATTCAAGATCAATTAATTGTTTTCTTCACAGATAGTGTTTGGACATTGCGTCCGGTACCTGATCCGGCATTGCCATTTCGTTGGGATAAAATAAATAATTTTCGTGCTTGTAATGCCAAAATGGGATCTGTTGGATATGATAGACAAGTTAATGCCTTAGGTCTTCGTGGTATAACTGGAACCGATGGAATGCAAACTCAACGTATTGATGAAGGGATACATTTATTCACACAAAAAGATGTAACAGCTAAAAATTTTGGTAAGGTATTCTGTGAAAGAAATTATCAATTTAAACGCTGGTGGACATTATATAATCGAAGTCCAGTGGAAGGGGAGAGCAATGTTCCTTCTGATGAAAATAATAGCGTATTAATTTTTGATGATGAATCCAAAGCATGGACTACTTATAATCTTGCAATGAATTGTTTGGGATATCAAAATTTATCTAGCAATTATGCTTATCAAGATTTTACAGCAGCAAATGAATTAGATTTTACCTATGAAGATTATGAAGAGGATGAATCCGATTATACTTCTTTTATTTTTCAAGATTCATCTGAAATATTTTGTGGTGGTGATATTTATGGTGTTGTTCATGTTATGGAAGTTGGAGGAACAGATAATGTCAATGGAGAAATTACAGAAATCGATGTATTTTTATTGACAAATGAATGGAATCCATTTATAAAAGATGGTATACAATCTCAATTAGTTTACGTTGATTTTTATTTAGATACCGATGAATTGACTTCTGGTCTTGTTCAATTCTTTAAAGATGATAATGATGATCCTTATACATCTCAGTTGTTTGATTGTTTGCCTCATATTGGATATTTAGGAAGTATTCAGGCAATAACACAAGCAAATCCTGCTCAAGTTACAATTCCAGATCATGGTTTATCTACTGGAGACTTTTTATACATTTATGGTGTTGAAGGAATGACGCAAATTAATGCTTTATCTTATACAATTACTGTTGTTGATGCAAATAATTTTACTTTAGATGGAATAGATTCTACTGCATTCACAGCATATTCATCTGGTGGAGCAATATATGAAAGAGCATTCTATAAAACAAAAGTTTGGAAAAGAATATATTGTGGTGGTACTGGATATGAACATCAAATGTCGATAACTAGTGTTGGACAAAATAGAGCATTGCGTATTCATGCATTTAAACCATATTTTGCTGCTATTGGAACAAGGACTGTGACAACATGACGATTCCAATTAATAATATTTCTCCCCTTTATGGAAAAATTGCAGAAGATGACGATCCAAAAACATACATGAGAGATCTTCTATTTAACATGCAACAAAGAGATCAACAGATTGTTCAAGTTGTCAATGGTGATATAAGAGGAACAAATTATGGTATAGAATTTAGCTATACACCAATAATTAAAGATACGTTAAACGACAGTACTGAATTTACTTATACTACACAATTTGGATTTTCTCTACGACAAGGAGTCATGACAGATATTTGGTTTGACGTTGCATGGAATACACCAACAGGACCAATTACTGGAAAAATGTATATTCAATTACCTTATAAAGTTGCAAGAGCTACAGGAATGCCATTTGTTGGAGTTGCTCAACCTTCTGGATTTGCATTTACTGGAGGGACAAGTTGTGTGATAAATGCAATTCAAGATACAATTCGCGCAGAAGTTTGGAATACAGGAAGTGGATTTACGACAGCTAATCAATCTTCTGTTGCTACTGGAAGAATTATTGGACATGTACGTTATATTGGGCAACAAAACGAAGATGTGGAGATATATACATGACGGAAAAAAGTATTGAAGATCTAAAATGGGTTAGAGCTTTTTCATCAGATATTGTACCTAAATTTCTTATAGAACAAATTAAAAATAAGGACTTTACAGTAGAAGATTTTTATAAATATCAAAATATAAATTGTCTTATTCCTGGAAAAAACGGACCTACATTAAATCCTTTAAATCATCTTTATGTCTTGGCAGATAGTGAAAATATTGTGAAAGGAGTTCTTTGGTTTGTAGTAGATCCTCTATCGAAATGTCTTGTAGTAAATTCGTATTCTGTGGATAAAGAATATTGGGGTAAGGGTGCTATTCAAAAGGCAGCTACGATGCTAAAAGAGATTAAAAGTAAAGCAAATATTGCAAAAGTCTATTGGGTAACAAATTATCCAAAAGCATTTGAAAAACAAGGATTTAAGCGTTCAAAAAATACAATTATGGAATTTATAGGAGAAGAAAATGGCTAAGGGTAGTGGTACAGCAGGGGCTATTGGTGGATTATTAGGGGGAGTTGGTGGATTATTAGGAGGAGCTTTTGGAAATAAAAAAGATTTAATGGGTGGAATGAAAAATGAAGGTAATATCAGCAATTTAACACCAGAACAACAACAAATGTTCAATCAATTGTTAGGAATGTTAGGACCACAAGCAGGAAATATTTTAAGTCAATTTGGTCAAGCTCCTGAAGATGCATTTCAAAAATATTATGCTGAACCTGCCCAACAAGCTTTTTCTGAATATACTGCTCCTGGAATACAACAACGCTTTGTTGACGCTAATGCTGGCGCTTCTAGTGCATTAAATCAAGCTTTATCAAAAGGTGCTTCTGATGTAGCTACAAATATTGGAAGTCAATATGGACAATTCCAACAGCAATATGGAAGTCAGCAGCTCGATGCAGTTAGACAGATTTTAGGTCTAGTGACTGGACAAACATTTACGCCTATGGTTTCTCAATCTCAAGGTCTTCTTGGACCTTTAATTCAAGGTGCTGCTACTTTAGGAGGAGCTTATTTAGGATCTTCCAAAAAAATTAAGAAAAATATCAGATTATATGACAAAGGTATAAATGTTCTTGAAGACATGAAAGTGAATCAATATGAATATATTGAACAATTGGGTGGAGACAAAGGAATTGGGCTTATTGCTGAAGATCTCCCAGAAGATCTGACAAAAGAAATCAATGGAATTCTTCATGTTGACCTATATGCTTTGATGGGATTAATGATAAACTCCATTAAAGATCTAAGTGAAAAAGTGAAAACCTTGGAGTCTGAATTATGCCTCAACCGATAGTCTATCAAAAAGATCAAGGATTAATTCAAGGCATTTTAGGTGGTTCACAAGCACTTGCTAGTGGAATTGGACAATATCAAGAAAATAAAAAACTTGAACAGGAAAGACAAAGACAGTCTGCTGAACAACAAAAACAAAATACGATATTAGGTAATGTTTTAAGTCAATTTTCTCCGGATGCAACACCAATGCAGAAAGCTCAATTGATTATGGGTTCACAATTATCACCAGAAAATAAGAAAATTGCTTTTTCAATAATCGAGCCTGAACTTAAAGAAACCGCAAAAGTTCAAGCAGCAAGTGCAGAAAGAAGAAATATATCCAATTCTTTATTTAATCAAGATAACTATGAAGGTGAATTAAAAGTAAAAACTCCTCAAGGAAATATTGGTGAAAATGAAATTGCTCAATTGATATCTTCACCATTTGAAAGTAATAGAAAATTAGGTGAACATTATCAAAAACAATTAGAAAAAGAAGAAAAAAAAGTTACTGATTTATGGAATTATAAACCAAATCAAAAATTCCTTGAAAACGTAGAAACTGAAGCAAAAGAAGCTGAATTTGGAAATCAAATTGCAGATGAAATTATTAAAATAGCACCAACAGCTAATCCTAAAGATATCCGTACTTTTTTAGCTTCTAGATATGGTGAAAATCTACCATTTTTATTTACACCAGAATCTGCAAGTTTAAAATTGTTAGAAAAATACCAAGCTAAAGGTTTAAGACAAATATTTCAAAGACCTACACAAGCAGAATTTTTCTTTATTAATTCTGCACAAGCACAATTAGGAAAAACACCTGAAGCAAATGTAGCAGTAGCAAATCTACAAAAAAAATTCAATAATATTCCAATTCGAGTAGCTAATATAACTGATCAAGTTATTAAAGAAAATGGAGGTGTACCACCGAGAGATTTAGCAGCAAAAGTAAGAAATAAATCAAAAACAATTCAAGAAGAAAATACTATAGATGCAGCTGCAATTACTTATAAATATGGAACAGGTGATGATAAACAAAAAGCTTATGAATATTTAAAAGAAAAAAATAGTCCTCTTGTCAGAGAAGGTCAGCAATCAGAAAAAAAACCAATTACAAGATCAGATATGCTTAAATTTAAATCATTGTCTGGTGGGAATGTTGAAGAAGCAAAAAGATTAGCTGAAAAAGAAGGTTACGATATAAATAGGATTGTAAATGAATAACACTCAAAATAATTTATCATTTGATGATTTATTTAATCAAGTACAAGTAGAAGATAAAAATAATTCCCAACAA